ATAAGGTATTTCTGCTCCAAGTAATCGATTTATCAAATAATCACCATCAATTTGTTCGGCTGGTGAAGAAACATCGATTGCTGGTTGCACAGAACTTTGCAAGGATAAGTTAGCACTTGAAGATCCTACATTATATACAGATGTGCTAATTTTTGCAGTTGCATTACTGTTTGGTGATGCCACAACTGTTTTTACAATATGATTTGTTACAGCATTTTCTTGTAAATTAGTAAATCTACCGCTTTGATGGTAAGTCTGATTATCGTTAATTGATATATCAGGTGTATCAATATTGATATCGCGAGCTGATATATCTCTTGCAGTAATATCATTGACATTTGCAAGATCACCGCTGTAATTACTTATTGCTGTATTTGCACGAGCTGATGAAAAATATAAATTAGCACTACCTTCATTTAGATCATCTGTGCTGGTTGGTATTAAATATGATTGGCCAGAATTAGTATCATTAGCGAACCGCCATTCATCTCTTACTGCATTATAATATAATTGTGCATTACCTTTTGCTGGGCCGGGTTCATTACTGCGATCAACTTCAATAAACACACTTTGTGGAGAAGCACCACTGTAATCATGATTAAGTATTAATCTCCAGCCATCTACCTCCAGATCGCCTCCTATGTGCACTGGATCTGTTTGATTTAGATATGTGGTTATTGCACTATTTGCACGAGCAGTTGTGTAGTATAAATTAGTGCCTTCATCAATATCATCTGTGGTCAAAGATTCACTGAGTGTAAGAGTGTTAGCAACATCATTGTATGTAAATGTTAAATTACCTGTTGTTTGTAATAAATTTGCAACACGATCATCAACTTTTTCTGCGTTGAAATCAAGTCCTGCATCTTGTACATAAGCTAATACTCTTGCATTTGAATAGTATAAATTTGTGCTACCTTCGGTGATATCATCAGTGCTTATGGTTGAAAGGTATGCGGCACTGTTAAATGATATGTCAAAACCACCACCAGTTACTGCTGTTTCAATTGGTGATTGTGGAAACAGACTGCTTAATATAGAGGCTCTTAAATTGGTTCTATCTGGCCCATAGTAAGTTATTGTACCTGTTGAATTATCGTATGTAATGTTACCCCAAAAATCTCGAGCACTTCCTGGATATTGTTCGTTATCATTAGAAGCACTGATTAAACCTCTTACAGCACTATTAGAAAGAGAAATCTCGCCGCTTGCTAAATTAATACCATAACCACTACTGAAATGACTTCTTACCTGAGTGGGGGCCGCGGCTATTCTTGCGTTTGCTTCTGTTTGGTTTGGACCTGTGTAAGTGAATACACCTGTAATTGTACTATAAGTAAGAGAACCATCACCACCAGTATCATTAACACTGAGAGATAGACGAACGTCACTGTTTGATACTTCGAATACTTCGCCGACAGTGATGTTTGCTAATGTTGTGGTTACTGCTACATTACTTACAGTCGAGTCTATATTTGTAACAACAATATTACTTTCTACATCAGTTACACTAATAGAATTAACTGTTGTATCAACTGTGATATTGGCGGTTGTTGCCTGTAAAGTTATATTTGAAGAAGGCATGTTTTATTTCCTCCTTACAATGCTACAAACGCTGGTTGTGATCCTGTGTTTTCTCTGGGTGAACCTGGATTTGAGCCTACTTGTGGATCCCATCTTTCAAACAATACCCATCTATGCATCTCATGCTGAGGATTAGGTGTATCATCGGTTTCCCATTGGAATGAAACCACAGTAGCAACAACGTCAGTTCTTGCGTTAGGAATAATGTTACCAGTATATCTATTAGCAGGAATAGTAAATTTTACAGTACCACTGGATGCTGTTGTTTCGTCGATATAAGACCCACTTATATTTGCGGCATTAAGAAAATAACCTGCAACTGCGGTATCAGCAAGATTAGGATCTCCTGTGATCCTATCATAACTTACTGTATCTAAAAGAATGCTTTGATAATCAGCACTAAATTGGTAACCACTTACATCAATACCAAAGTTATATTGATATGTTTTTTGTGTTCTCGGAAATACTTCAAGCACTTGCACATTGTTAGCGCCGCCTAAATATTCTTTGAACGAAAGTAAACGTCCAGACATTATTCTCTCCTAAGGGATAAAATCAACACACTAAGGTGTATTGAAGTTGTTATTTTTATATTTATCTGTATTTAAAAAAATACATACTAATTAGGCATATCGGGCCAGATCACTTCATCGCAATTGGAATAATGTTCTGGAATATCTCTCAATGCTTGTCTATATTCTTTCCATTGTGTGCGTTGTTCTTCTGTAAAAGGACTATCTGGTAATACTGTCCAATCTGTACGACGCAACATGTTATTTCTAAGTATTTTTAATTCACACATTTTATCCTCATCTGTTACTTGTGGAGCGGTATCAACAATACGCGGTGTATCACCTGACAAATCTACTTTTAAATATGTACTGCGTTTGTATGGTTCACTTTCCATATAATTGGTAAAAGCAGGATTCATAACCAAACGTTTTTTTAATTCGTCTTTGGTCATTGCTTCAGTGTGTTGAATTGTTCCTTCACTGTCATAAAATGTATAAAATGGCATATCTTTCCTCTTTTAATCTTTATTGTGTTAACTTTAATGCTTCGTAATACACGTTTCTAAATCCTCTGGATTGAGGTGAAGTCAATGGAGTGCCATTATATCCGCTAATTATAACCTGCATTACTTCTACTTCTTGTGGAAAATTAATTGCCTTACTGGCATATAATAATGCAGTAGGTTCTATACAGCCACTGACACCGGGCACACCACATCCATCATAATCAATCCAAGCAACATTTCTGGTTCCTCCAGCAAACCAATTGCTATAACTATACCAGAATAACACACTAATGTAATATCTGACAGCCCATATATCTCCATTATTAAATGATCCTGAAGGGCTGGCAAAAGTTCTAAATACCACATCGCCTTGCATGTTTTTACCACGCATATCATATGTTACATTTGATAATTCAGTAAAAGTATTAGCTGTCAACCCAAGGAAATCACCATAATCTTGTACATAAAACAAACCAGTTGCATATGGTGCCAAATCAGTAGATGTTATAACATTAGCTCGTTTGATTGCATTTGCTTGGAATAGGCCTGTTGTGTATACTCGGCTTGCACTACCACTAACATCATCCTCAAGACTGATCTTCATTCTAAATGCAGTGTCTTGTGAAAAATCAAATGCGTCAATTGGAAAATTAAACACAGTACCTGGCTCAAACCAACTGTTTGCATTTCCTTCTGCTGTGCGTGGTGCTTGTACAAATGTTGTTGGTACATTGGTAGTTGCTGTTTCATTTATTGCAACAATTTTTGCAGTGTTAAATGTTGTGTTAGCAGGAATGTCAATTGGTACATTGATAAATGTTCCGCCGGTGTATAAGCTACCAAAGTCTGCTTTAACATTAGCAAGTGGCGTGGTGCTTATCACTGAACCTGTAACAGGACTGTGTATGTTTGCATTAGCGGCTGCCGGATCATTAACAATAATCACATTGCCCATTGTGAGTACAGCATTTGAGTTCTCAACCCACCAATTGGTAATACGAGTGTTTGCAACAGGTAAGTCTTCCTGTGTTAACAAATCACCATACACGTCATCATCATATTCCAACATCAACACTTTTACTGTTAATATGCCTTCGCTGTCTTCTGATTCAACAAGACGCATGATGCGGAATAATTTTTCTGTCCAGCCATACAGTGCAGAAGTTAACTTGACCACATCACCAACATCACATTGCATAGCACTAAAGTCTGCTGTGAATTCAACAATGGTGTTCAATCTGTTTTGGTTCAAGTCAACATTGGCAAGGTTACTAACACGAGCTCTGTCATTACACATGTCCAAACGATATTCCAACTTGTTGTCTGGCTCGTTAGGGTTGCGTAATGAAGGATCAACTGTTGCATAGTATACATCTGTTTGGTCTTTTTGATTTACACTTGGATATTCAACTTCTACTTCATTATACAAGCTGAACAGCTCTGTGGATGAAATATTAATTGCACTCAATATGTTATCATTTGAGAACACAAATTCATTTGCTTGTTCTGCAGGTGATGCCGCTCTGTTTGGCACAACACCGAACTTGCCTTGCTTGGAATTGTATGTGAAGAACGCACCACCACTTTGACATATTTTATTGATGTTTGTTTTGGTGTCATCAAACATGCTGAGTGCACCATCAATTTGATATCTCACATGTGACAGTGTTGCGTTTGCTTGGTCAATATAATCAACTGGCTGTTGTGCAAATGTATACCAATCGTTGAATGAAGCAGTGTCGATATCACTGGCACTTAGGCCTGCACCATAACGTTCATTCTGCAGATAATCAAGTAACACGTTGCTTGGTTCATTGAGTGCGTTATTGATATCGAATGTGATAGCACCCAATCCTGTAAGACCCTCTTCTGGTTCATAATCAATTTCAAATACAGCAAACACAAGGTCTTCCATTGTGTTACTTGCACTCCAGTTGTTGAATTGGCAACTTCCAGTACCATATGCGTTAACCTTACCGGTTGTGGGGAATATTTGATTGGCGGCAGCACTTCCGCCTGCATATACCCTACAACGCAATTTACCTGCAACTTTGTTACTTGCAGTGGAGTTAGGATCGGTTACGCTTTGCACCACTTCACCACTAAAGTTCAGTCTCGCATCGCCTCTGTAAATGTTATTGATTGTCCATGTATCACTGTCGCCATATTCTGATATGACCAAACAATATGCCATGGTTTTGTTTTTATTCTTGATTTCTGCGTCTGTGATTATACCACCAGTGAAATTTCTTCCATAATACCTTGGCACTTTGTTGTCTGTGGCAGGAGGTAACTGAATTTTAACACCAGGATCTCTGCTGGCACCTCCCATTTTGGCTTCTGTTAAGCCAAATAACTTAGCAGTGGCAGCACCAAGTCCTGCGGCAACAACACCTGCCACAAGAGTACCAGCAAATGATAATCCTATACCTGCTATGGTAGCAAAAGTACCTGTTAAACCAAGTGCGCCCGCTACTACTGCGCCTATTGCTGTAAAGACTGCCATATTTTATCCTTCGTACACATAATTGGTTTCGATTTCTCGCCAACCTCTTTTTTCCAGATCAAAATCTGGTGAAATACTCATGTTTGTGAGCGTAAAATTGTCTACACTGCCTGCTTTTTTTAATTTTTTTCCAAATTTTACATATTCCAGCAATAATTTATATCCCATACTGGTATTTCTGTATTCTTCTTCTACCCACCATGCAACTTCTTTGAGTGTTTTTACCTGTGGTAACCACATATCCTCAAAAATTAAGCCGATGATCATGCCTTGTGCCACATCATCTTCATCTGTTGCAAGTATAATACAACCTTTGCTTATGATATTTGCTAACAAATGTTGTATTCTTCTGTATTCATACTCTGGTTCATGCAGTGCATCAACTGGTGCATGGTTAGCAAAGTTGATCATCATCCATGATCCTATCAA